GAACCGGTCTTACCGGACTCACTGGAAATTCAGGAGCCACAGGATCCGTAGGTCTGACTGGTAATTCCGGTGGAACCGGTCTTACCGGACTCACAGGAAATAGTGGAGCCACAGGGTTAACCGGTGGAACCGGTCTTACCGGATTGACTGGAAATTCAGGAGCCACAGGAGCAACTGGGACTACTGGAACAGCGGGACCAACTAGTACTGTTACAGGAGCTACTGGACAAACAGGAGCTACTGGACAAACAGGAGCTACTGGAAATACAGGAACTGCTGGTTCGTTTACAATAGCAAATGGTGTATTATTAGGAAATAATACAGGTACTACTGGTGTACCTTATGGTATAACTTTAGGAACTAACTTATCATTTGCTGGTAGCGTATTAAACGCATCAGCAAGTGCTGGTATGACTAACCCAATGACAACATTGGGTGATATAATCTACGAGAATGCCACCCCAGCTGCTGCTAGATTAGCCGGTAATACAACTGGTAATACAACTCAAGTATTAACTTCTACTTCAGCAAGTGGTGTTGCTCAGGCTCCAGCTTGGTCTAGTTCATTATCGTTAACTGGAAGTATTACAACCGCTACCTCTTTAAATACAAATAGTGGTTTAAATATTACTCCTATTCCTCCACCAACAACTGGTTCAGTTGCTTTAATAACATCAGCTGGTAATCTTTCAGTTGGTCTTTATACTTGGTACGTTGCTTTTCAAAATGTTTCTGGTTATGTTACAACAGCTTATTTATTAGGACAATTAACAACTGATTCAACCCATAAACAAGTAACTGTTACAATTCCAGTTTCAACGGATTCTCGAACAACTGCCAGAACTATTTATAGAACACAAGTTAATGGAACCTATACAAATAGTTATATTTTAGCTACTGTAGCAGATAATACTACAACTACATATACCGATAATATTGCTGATTCTTCCTTGACTGTATTAGGGGGTTATTGGCAGGTTAATACTACCTCAAATTATATTACAATTGGTGGATCAAAAGCTATGACTCTTGATTCTAATTTAACTGCGTTTGGTATTGGTGCTGGTAATGCTATTAATGCTGCTTCTGGACAAAATACATTCATTGGTTATGAAACTGGATATTTTAATACAAGTGGTCAATCAAATACTTTTATCGGATATGAAGCTGGTCAATCAAATACAATAGGTGGAAATAATACTCATATTGGTTGTTTAGCTGGTTTTAATATTACTTCTGGCAGTAATAATATAAGTATGGGACTTTCCGCATTAGCTAATTGTGGAACCTCCTCATCTGGTAATATTGGTATTGGTTATTATGCAATTGGTAATGCTTCAACTGCGGCAATTAATAATAATACAGCGGTTGGATATTTAGCTGGCCAAAACTATGTTGCTAGTAATGGTACTTTCTATGGTGCAAATGCTGGTAAATATGAAACGTCAACTGCTAATCTTGTTATTATTGATAATCTAGATCGAACCAATCAAGCTGGTGGTGCTGCTAAATCTTTAATTTATGGCGTTACAAATGCTACTGCTACATCCAATACACTACAATTAGGTGGAACTGGTGTAGTTACTGTTAATGGTACAACAGTCTCAAGCAATTCTGGCAATGGAGCCTTGATAGTCGCTGGTGGTGTAGGTATTGGTGGAACTACAAACATTGGTGGTGCTCTCAATGCGGTAGGCCAGGTAGCCTTCACAAACTCAACAGCCTCCACAACAACTGGAACTGGTGCTTTGGTTGTATCTGGTGGTGTTGGTATTGCTGGAAGTTTAAATGTTGGTGGTGGTGGAACATTCAGTGGAAATGTTGCTGTTACTGGTGGTGCTGGTGGTGCTGGAACCATGTATTACAACTCTGGAACTGGCTTATCTTTATGTTCAAAATCAGGAACACTATATGATTGGTGTTTAATTAATGCTACAAATAGTGCTTACATTGCCTATGTTCCACAAGGGACAAACAATATAACAACTACAGGTAATATGGTTATTAGTGGCAATCTTACTGGAAATAATGTATATTCAAATAATAATTTCTATATCAACTCTACTGGTAGTGGTCTTAATTATGCTTTTGATAGTGTTGGTAAGACTATGACCATGAATTATGGTTCAGGTGGAACCACTAATTTTGGCACTTTCAATATCTATGATGGCAAAACAAGTGCTATTGCTTCTTTTGCTGGTGGAGGAAACATATTATTTAATAATAATACTATTGTTGCAAATGGTTACTTATTAGTGGGTGCTTCTGCTTTGGCTTCAAGTGCCTATATTTACACCAATGCTGTTGCTGGACAATACAAGGGTATATTGATGCAGACAGCAGGTAATTCAAGATGGAATGTATATTCAGATAATACCTCTGAATCAGGCTCGAATGCTGGTTCTGCTTTCAATGTTTCATCATATACAGATGCAGGTGTATATATTGATAACCCAATTCTAATTACAAGAGCATCTGGAGGCACCATTGCTTTTGGTGGTTCTACAGCAAGACCAGTTACAATGTCTGGTTCTTTAACTACAACTGGAGTAACTATACAAAACTCCACACTTACTCAGAGTGGAGGATATGCTAATTTAGGTGCCTATAATGCTGGTGGTATTTATCCTCCTACTGCTGGTGGTGCTTCTATTGGCTGGAACTTCACATCAGGTGGAGAGGTAGATTTCTGGAATGACTATGCTACAGGCCCAGGTGGAGCATCCTTTGCTTGGTATCAGAAAACTGGAGCCTCAACCAACACTCTTCTAGCCTCTCTCGGAACAACTGGAACTCTTACACTATCTAATGGATTATCAGCTACAAGTGGGATATTTAGCACTACTCTTTCAGTCACTGGAACTTCAACACATACTGGTCTTGGCACATTCAATAGTGGAATATCTTCTACCAGTGGTGTCTTTACCACAACTGTAAGTATCAATGGTGCTTCAAGTGTTTTAAGTGTAGGTGCTGCTTCTGGAACAGCACAATCAAGCTATCTGTATCTTCAAGGTGTTAATTCTACAACTTCTTACCCAACAATAAACATCAATGGGTCAGGTGCTTTTTATGCTGGCATTGGAATGGATGACATTACCACCTCCAATCTTCGCATTGGTGCGGCAAGTGCTGCTGGAGTTTGGGCAGTAACACCATCAGCTACAATGAAGGTTCACCTCAATTCCACCACTCCTTCCACAACAGCTTCAACTGGTGCCCTGGTGATTGATGGTGGTCTTGGTGTTGGAGGAGCATCTTTCCACACTGGCCTGGGAACTTTCAATGGTGGTCTATCTATTCCAGCCAATACTGGATTGACAATTGCTTCTGGTGCTCAGACAACTACAACTAATAATCTCTATGCCACTACATCACAGCTATATTGGAATGGCTACCAGATTTATACTACAAATAATATTAATACATCAACAGCAGCTACACAAGCTTTAGCGGCATATACAAGCACTCCAATTATTATAACTGGTGCTTTACCATCACTTCCAAATGCTACTTATCCAGTAAATACATATGTTTGCCAGATACAAACAATCACAGCAGGTTCTTGGAATATAGGAACTCAATATACAATTGTTTCACTTGGAACTACTGTCTGGGCAACTTATGGATTTATAGGAACCCCAGCAGTTGGTGCTACCTTTGTTGCCACAGGAGCTGGAACTGGAACTGGAACTGCCAAATCAGTTCTAATGTGGCAGAACCAGAACAACAGCACCTGGACCTCGGTTGGTACTGATGCCGCAATCTATGGACAGATTACTGCTGGTTCCATTTCTGCTGGTGCTATTGGTGCTTCTGCTCTGATGGCTAACCTGGTAACTTCCACTGTCATTCAATCTGGTGGTTCAGGTGGTCTCTATTCGGCCGGCATCATCAATGGAACTACTAACCAAGCACCACAAGGATTTAAGTTATCAGGAACTCCATATACAGCAAATTGTTTCAATGGATATACAACTGGAACTGTTGGTGGTGGTCCTACTCAACCTTCAGTGGTAGCAGAGTTTGGAGCAGGTATTTCAATTGCTGGTTATGATGTTTCTTCTTTGGCCTTATCTAGATTAGTCAATGGTGGATATACAATCTATACAACACCTGGAACATATACATGGATATGTCCACCAAATATTACATGGCTGGAAGTAATGCTTGTAGCTGGTGGTGGAGGTGGATGCTCCTCTACAGGTTATGGTGGTGGAGGTGGTGGAGGTTGTGGTAAGGCTCAGATTGCAGTAATACAAGGCTATAGCTACACCATTGTTGTAGGTGCAGGTGGAGTAGCATCAGGTAATGGTGGACCTTCTAGCTTTGCTTATGGTGCTACTGTCTATCTCTCAGCTACAGGTGGTTATGCTGGCCTAGTTGGTGGACCTGGAAATGGTGGAGGTGCTTCAGCACCCTATGCTGGAATGACAGCACCAAACATTACAGGCAATGGTCAGCCTGGATCAGCCTATGTAGGAATGCAATACACCTTAATTTCTGGTGGCTCTGGTGGCTCTGTAGGTGCATCCAATTATGGTGGATCATGTCAAGGCTTTCCAGGTGGTGTAGGTGCTGCCAATTATGGTGGAGGTGGAGCATCAGGAGCAGGTAAGGGTATGCCTTTTGGTGGAGGTGGTTCCTATGGTGGAGGTGGAGTAACCTTATCAGCTGGTTTAGCAGGTATTGCAGCATTAAGATGGTAATTAAGAAATAAATAAATGGAGATTAGACAATGGATTTAGCAACAGCACAAGCAGCATTAGAAGCAGCACAACAGAAACAATTAGATACTTGGAATGCTTATCAGACAGCACAACAAGATGTTAATGCTGCTCAAACAGAATTAACACAAGCACAGGCAGCATTAGTAGAACAGGTAACCAATGGAACAGCTGGACCATATTCAAGTATTGACCAGCTATTAAGAGCAGAAAGGTTTGCTGGAAAACAAGCGGCTATCCAGTATATCCAAGCCAATCCCACCACAGCTACCCAAGCTGGAGCCTTAGCAGTATGGACAACCGCAGGAATAGCAGCTACCACTTTTGCTACCCTTCTTGAAGACCCAGCTCTTCTCTGTCAAATCTATTCGGATAATCTCTATAAACTTGGGCTTGCTCCTGACAACTCCTGGGCATCTCTTCAAGCTTGGATTATTGCGACACCTGAAGCAGAAATAATGGCAGAATAAAATGAAGGTTCTGCTCAGACATTTTCAAATACTTCAACTACATTACTCAATCTTACTACTAGTTTGTATAATACTGCACCTGCTGCGTTTCGGGTGGCAGCAAGTGGTAAGTTTGTGATTTTACGGCCAAGCTCATATGAATTCAATTGGACGTTGATGACTAATAACACCAATTCTACTGCGTGTAATATGTCCACATATCTCTATAAAAATGCCGCCCTAATTGAAGCCGCTGTTTCATATAATGTAGCAAGTTTAAATGTTACGGTTGATGGTACTTATCAAGGAACTGCTATAGCTACAGACTATTACCAGATGTACGCCAACTACTCAGGTGGCACATATACAACCTCGGTATTTTTTGTAACAGATACGAAACATGCTATATTTTCAGTTCAAGAACTTCCTGGCTGGTAAGGAGAATAAATGCTTAACTACGCGCTTTGGGTAGACCATGGAGAGGGACCGATACAAAACCCAGACATTACTCAAGAACAATTTGATGCTGGTTTAATACAATTACAGCAAGATAATATTAATAATTTAAAAACTAGTATGACTACATATCACAAACAATTTGTAAGTGAGACAGAATTAATGTTTATTACAGTAGGCGCTTCAAAAGGTTTGCCTAAATGTACAGCAGTGTTTGAGTGGCTCTTACATATTTATACACAATATAATATGAGAATTGCAAAAGTAACTTATGTTTGGGATCAGGCATTACATGATTTTTCTAATTGTGGAAATATGCCTTATTCTCTTAAAGAATTAATAATAGAAGTAACTACCTCGTTAATACCAACTAAATCATAAGGATATAATAATGTCAACTATTCAAGATCTTCAAACAGCACTTACTACAGCTCAAACAGCATTTTCTAACGCGTCTGCTGCGTTAGATACAGCAAATACTACAAGATTAACAGCATTACAAGCAATGCAAGCTGCTCAAGCTGCTTATGATACTGCGGTTGCTCAGGGTATTCAATCCGGAACAGTTGGAACCATTTCTTCTGTAACTGCACTATTAGTAACTGAACGCAATGCTGGTATTCAAGGTGCTGCGACTTGTTTAAAAGCTAATCCATCTGCTACTGAGGCTGATGTTATGGCTGCTTGGGCTGCTTCTGGTACAGCGGCTACATCTTTACCAGCTTTATTACAGGACCCTACTTTATTATTCTCGCTATATTCACAAAATCTACATACTGCTGGGGCTATTCCTGATACTACCTGGGCCTCTGTAGCCGCCTGGATCGTAGCAACTCCTGTAGCACAAATCTTAGCTGATTAAATTTCTGGGGAAGTTCTTAGAGCTTCCTCTAATTGGTTCGGTTCCCATTTCTTAGCATATTGAAATGCTTGTTGGAGGAGCTTTGCCATATTTTTATCCCCTCTTGGAATTCCAATGTAAGGAAGTTTGGCATTACTAGTTAAAAAAGCATCTCTATTGGATCTTAATATTGCCACAGGACCACTAGCCATTAACTCTTTGATGGCAATTTGCATAGCAGGGGTTACTTGAGAGAACCACACCCATCCTAATTCAGACATTCCCTGTGTCACTAAAACATAGAACGTCTTATTGTTTCTAAAAACATAAGAAGTATCCGACAATTCAGAAATAAAACTAGGATCTCCCAGTTTTCCATTGATTATCTTGGCTGCTCTGGCCCATAGACTTTTCCCACCATGCCCCATATCTTTAGGATCCCCCTCTCGCCATTCAAAAGTTGAGTAAAATTCCCAATAATGACATACTTCATGAGCAATAATTCTTTCAAGAGTAGCCTCATCTTTTAAAGCATTTTTTTGAACTTTGATGAGTCCTTGAATTTGTTGATCATGGTGCCATTCGGAAAGCCCAGCCCAATCCGCAGAGGACTGATCCACTACCTGCATTTTTGGAGAAGGAATTTCTGATCCTCTTGGCAACATATTCAAATATTTACGAGCGATGCCTTCTAGATTTGCCATATATTCAACTCCATAAAAGACTCTCAAAATCAACTTCTTAATTCCTTATTGTAAGACAGGAGAGCAGTATGATAACTCCAATTTGTATTTCGATTTATGCTTTCGGAGTCCATGAATTGAGTTGTTAATTACATGAAGATTCTTCCTATTTATTAACTTCATAAGGAGTTTGCGTAAGCTATGTTGAAAAATTATTCTGATATTAAATGTCTTGTTAAAAATGAAGTTGATTCGATTAGAAAAAGGGATGGAGAATTAGCCAAAACTGCATATGTTGTAATGGAAGTTGCTCTTAGACTAAAAACATTGGCACCTTGGGATGGCTACGATTCCCATAAACCCATGGCCCAGAATCTTCGTCCTATTGTGGAGTCTGTGGTAACTGGAAAGGTGAATCCACTCCATGTTCCCCCCAAAGAGGATTTAGATATGGATGCGTTTTACATTTCTCCAAATGAGTATGATTCTTTGGAGGATACAATCGGAGATAAAAAAAGAGTGGGGAAGTCAGTAGATGCCCTCCCCCATGCTTGCCGTAAAGAGAAATTGAAGAAAAGATTAAAACAGGTAAGTTAACAAAAATTATTATTTATTTTAGTTATTAATTCTTTAAATTCCACAATAGTCAAATTTCCTTTCATCAAGTTAACTCTTGCCTCGCAAAGAACTAGATTATCTTTTTCGTAACCAATGTTAGAATTTAATCTATCAATTGATACCTTATTAGTTTCTCCCTTAGTAAAAACCATTGGCTCTTTGGTATAAAAACACAATCCTTTTTGATTTTCCCACATACTTTTTATGTAATCTTCATCAATGTTAAAGCTTAAATTTCTAAATCTGGCACCCTGCCTCGCTTGATTTAAAATTTGCTTGAAGGACAGTTCTTTTTCATATTTGAGATATTGTATCTTATGGTATTGAGATGCACAGGATTGGCATAAACAATGATGAAAATCCCAAGATTTTGCATTCTTATTAAATAGGCCCAAATCCTTCCACTCCTTACAGGTGCTACACTGCTTTTCTTCTTTTCCATCATTAAAGCGATGGGGATTAGTCACAATTCCCGGCCTTCTAACTGAAACCCCGTAATAGGCTAAAATAACTCTGAATGCTTGAGAGTCATCGTTTTTTACTCCTATAGCATTCACACATTTAATTAGCGGCTCTCCTTTTTGATATAGATCTAACGCAGTTTTAATTCTTCTATAATCATATCTCATGGCTGAATCCCACTTTCCCATAGCTAATAGATAGGCCACCCTCTCCACTAGAGATAAATCACCAGTTCTGACCCCTAAGACTAAATCTGCCTCAATTTTTAGTCCCTCTAATTCAGAAGAATGTGTGTCAATATTCTCTGCCCTATCAATTCTTATAATTCGTATTATTTTGCCTTCATTCTCTCTGATAATTTCCGCCTCATTAGGAAATCTCACATCTGGGATTAAAAGCCTCCTATTTTTTGTTAATTCTGGTCTGATTTGGTTAAGCCAGTAGTTTCTATCAACATTTCGTATATACTCTGATCCAACATACTGAAGTAGTTCTCTCGGGTTTCTCGCAATCATTTCATGGGCTGTTATTTCAAGTCCAGTCACCTTTTTTAAAGTTTCAAGATGGGTATCAATAACTATTGGAATAGAGAATAGTCTCTCCTTCCCTTCTAGAGTAAACACATCCTCTTTTGTTAAATTAAAAATCGTCATAACCAAATTTTTCAAAGAATCCGCAAAATGAACTATTCTAAAACTAGTTCCAACCTTCCCGCTACCCACTATTAGATTGGCGAAAGTGTCTTTCCCATGTTCTTTTAAACCTGTTATTCCATAGATTTCTTTTTTTCTTGTCTCATTTTTTCTATAGACCATGAAATCCCCTCATCATTAATTTCACATTCAGTTTATATTACTGTAATTTCTTTCTATTATTTCATCACTCCTATCTCAGAAAGAAAACGACTTGGGGAAACAAAAACGCTTCCCTTGTTAAAATACTCCACCATACCTGGAACACACAAAATTAATCTATTTTTTGCTCTAGTGCAAGCAACGTAAAAAACTCGCCTTTCCTCTTGAATTTCTTCTGGGGAACTACTGAATTTATGAGGTAAACTTCCCTCGTAAACCCCCGCCACATACACATTAGGCCATTCTAACCCCTTTGCCGCATGAATAGTTGAAATAGTGACCCTTCCTCCATCATCCTCATCTTTCTGATCCTGCATAGTTAATTGAAATACCACATCTTCTGTAGTCAATTGGTTCATGGTAGTCAGATTGACGATAACTTCTTTCAATCTTTCAAGATTAGCTAATTTCACTTCAACTTTATCCGGATCTTTTTTGTATTTGGTCTTGAGGATCTTTTCATAACCAGTCATTTTAATAATGAGATTAAGAACCGTAATCGGATCGTCCTTCGCACATAGGAGAGAATCAACTAGACTCAAATACATGCCAAATTTAATAGGATTTCCAACCATAGCCGCCCTTAGAAGATTTCCATCAAATTCCTCATCAGCTTTCTTCTTTACTTTTTCTAGAACAGCATCACCTACTCCTCTTTTGGGGATAGCAATGGAACGGAGCATGGCAAAATAGTCCTTTGGATTGACCATAATACGCATATAGGACAACATATCCTTAACTTCTTCAGTCTGCATCAATCCCATAGCCCCACGAACTATATAAGGAATACGATTCCTGACCAGTTCAGTTTCAATATCTCGGACTTGAGATCCAGCACGAACTAAGATGGCTGTATCCTTAAAAGATTCTTCCTCATCCTCATGCCTTCGTAAAATATCTTCAGACATGGAGTAGGCAATCTCTTTAGGTGTTCCAGCTACCCTTAAGAGAATATTGCCCTTCTCTCCTTGCTCTCCACGATATGATTTCATTTGAATTGGAACCACCTCAGTCATTAATCGTTGAGTTTTGTTAGCTAAAGCTACAACTTCAGGGACAGAGCGATGGTTCTTTTCCAACTTGTAAAGAGTTGGGACAATTCCACGCCATTCTTTTGTATAATTATAAAGAAGTTCAGGAGAACTCCCATTGAAGCTGTAAATAGAGTTACCCACCACTAACCCATCAGCTATGTAAGTGTGGTAATCTTCTACTTCAAGGGAATACACTAATCCCTCGTAATGTTCTACCGTCTTTCCGACAATAGGGGTAGATTTATTTCTTCCTTCTAATGGAATATCCATAATAACTGGAAAAATATTAGCTGTGGCAGTTTTAAACCATCCACGCCAAGAAGCCCCCTGCCCCAAAGTAACAATTGGGTAATCAAATAGTAGACCATGCTCCTCAAGACATTTTAAACCTCCACAGGGGTTCGCATGAGAAAATATTAATCTTATCTGTTCTTGTGTTTTGTTTCTGCAAGGCCCACATTCAAAAACAGATTCTGGGATACCGAATTTAACGGAATATGCTTCTTCCCACGCTTCTGCTTCTTGTCTAGTTTCACAAATACGAAGAATCCAACCTCTTTCAGCCTTTTCTTGAACCATTCTTGAGGTTAATCCATAAGAACCTCTACCACTTACTCCTGTGCTTCTTTTAAACACTGTTAATCCGATTCTGAATCCCATATCTGGTCGCCACATTAGATAAACGGCGTATTTTCCATGAGAATTTTTATTAAAGCGAACCCAATTCCAATGATTAGGGGTGCATTTAGTTACCCCTTCATCTGTACAAATAGAATATAATGGGCCAGAGTAGTATCGTTTACCAACTTCTATGCTCTTTCCTGCACTATAAGATATCTGATCATGTTTATTCCAACTGATAACCTTATCCTGGTTAGTTAAATCTTCTATATTTTTTTTAACTACTATTGCTCTTGCTTTTCCATTCCCCCCCCTATGTCCATTGAAAGTTGGATTAGTGACTACTTTTATCTTTGTTCCTGGGGGTTGACATTGACTCAAATCTCCTACGCAATAAAGATTCTTATTTGTAGGTCCAATCAATAGATTAATTAGCTCCCACTGGACTACAGATGTGTCCTGACTCTCATCCATAAGCACATGATGGAACATTTTTTGAAGATTATTACGCCATTTTTCATCTTCTCTCCCTCTTCTGGTGACAAGATGAAGCATATCATCAAAATCAACCACGCTTATTTTCTGTTTGTACTTCTCATAACCTGCCCACACGGAGAGTTCATCTGAGGATATCGCTCTTTGCCCCCCATAGGCCACCAGAGCCTTCTCATGGACTTCTTTGGTGTAGTCCACCTTGAAACCAATGCCTCGCGCCCTGTGGTATCCTATCTTCTCTAATAGATCCCATTCCTTGACTTCTTCAACTAAATTTTGTTCCTCAATGACCTTTTTTATGATTTGCTTCTGATTATAATCATCAATTGGAGTAATTTTTTCACTAAGCCCAAACCCCACAGGATTTCTACGAATAGCAGAGAGAGCAAGACTATGAATAGTTGTTACTCTTGGTCTTTCATGCTCCTCTCGTAGACTTAAACGGTCTACTAGCTCTCTTGCCGCCTTATTTGTAAAGGTTAAGGCCAGAAGTTTCTTAGGATTCTGCTCCTTAACATCCATAAGCCAAGCCAATCGTTGAGTTAATACGGTTGTTTTGCCACTTCCTGCCCCAGCCATGACTACCGCAGGATGGTCTAAAGGATGTTCAACTGCCAATTTTTGCTCTTCATTCAGGTTCACACTTCCCCCTATTTGTTGATACTCCTAAAAAATCTGAATTTTCAATTCCTTTGTGAAAGGGCTATCTTATGATTTCATTAGCTTCAGGCAAAATTCTTGGCCCAGGTGACTTAAATATTCTTATCAGGAACGAAGATGGCTCCCTGTTTGATCCGCACACTATATGTTATTCCATTTATTCTGTAGATGTTGAAACTAACGTTCAAACTCTTGTCACTCTCCCCGACTCTCAACCTCATAGAGATTCAGTTGGGGTCTATCATGTACATATGTCCATTCCTTCAATATGGGAGGGGAGATACAATTTAGTTTGGAAGATTGGCCGTTACTTTGATTCTCCATTTGATACTATTTATGAAGAATTTCAGGTGGTTAATTTTACCCCGGCTACTTCTTCCATTGAAGCCCCATCAGTTTTTCTCTCTCAAAAGCCAACCACATCTGCTAGATCCACTGTTTTAATTCAAATGACAAGAGAATTATTGTCAGATACCGATCCGGATAGAAATTATCATTTTAGACCTCCCACATCAGGAAAAGTAGTTGCCGGGTTTACTTCAAGGGCAGGGTTTATTTGGACAGATGCCACTATTAATCGTATGCTTCAATTAGCCTTGGCTCAAATGAACATGATAAATCCATTAAACGAATACTTCTATACTATTGATTCCGCTCCCGACTCCTGGGGGAAAATTGCTTGTCTCGGTGCCGCCGCTAAATGTCTTTCCGCTGAAGGTTGCCGTTGGGGTGCTGAGGAATTTAGTTATTCGTTGAATGGGGTTTCTTTGGATATTAATAAGGCTTCAACTTATATGGCTTTAGCAGAAGCATACAAGTCTGAATTTAATGAAATCGCCGCCCTTGCCGCAGCTAATAGACCGTATTCGGCTGGATTGAGACAGCAACGTTGGTTAATTTAACTTTGATGGAGGAAATATGAAATCCAATTTAATGAACAAAAGAGCTAAAAGATTTCCAACTGCTGACTATAAAAGACATCAAGTTCCACAACAATCTCAAGTTCCAGATCCCTCCTCTGCTGTGGATGTCCAGTCAATTTGGATGAAAATTCGTGAAGGTATCGCAAGGGTAAAGGGTTCTCAGAATTTTATGATTAAGCCGGGTTTGCCTCTGGCTAAATGTGATATTACCCAATTATCTGCGGAAGATCCTAAAGAAAAAGCTGCACTAACTTATTTGGCTAGAATGGTTCACCAATACCTCATTAAAACAAAAGGACTTGATGAAGAACAATTAAATGAGTTTCAAAGGGCCACTAACAAAAATTTGTTTCAAGCTATTACTAGTGTAGACGCCCCGGCTTCAAAACAGGCAAAATCGAAATTAATTCGTGCTGCAAGAAGGCATCGTTAGATAGAAGTATCGCAAAAAGCTGACTTTTGGATTCTTATCTGTAGAGTTTTTCTCTAAAGGAGTCCATATGGCTAAAATTGCTGCCGCCGACAATTCTGCAATGAACAGATTATACGCTCAAGAACTAAAGCAAGCTGGTATCAAGACCGCTAATGAAGAAGATAATGCTGATCCAGTTGCATTTGCCGACCACAAGAAGTATTTAGATACTCTTGAAGCTATTCTAAAGAGTGACAAGAAAGATTCTTTCTCTCAGGAAGAGCGCGATATTACTCTTGACTAAGGAAAAACCTAATGTCTTTTCCTTCCTCAAATGTTAATACTTCACTCCCATCAAAAAATAGGAACAAAGTAGCCACATTTACTCCTGGAGCTTTTATTATTCCAAGAGTAGGAGAACCTTTTCAAATTGTTTCATCAACTAATAGAAAAGAAGGTCGATTATACAAAATCGCTTACAAAAATGGGGATGTCAAGACTATTAAAGGCGACAGTTTAACCAACCTTGCTAAGAAGACTGCTGGAGAGATAAGATTAGCTAACTTATTTAAGTTTTTTTCTTATAATCAAGATTTTGATCTATATGTAGTCTCAGCTATTAAAGAACATGGGATGCCAGTAGATGAAAAAATGCATTGGAGCAAGTGGCTTGAATCTGTTTTCAAATCAACCGTTTCACAGGAGGAGAGAAGGGATGAAGCTATTCATAATATGCTTATTCATACTCTTTTTGAAATTGATATTTTAAAAAATTTTGATCCTTCTAGATTATCTGAAACAAATCAAGCCCTCCCACTTGCTCAACAAATTTCTTCTTATCTTAAAAATTATTTTTCTTACCAAAAATCTAAAATCGTTGCTTGGATTGATAGCACTTATGGAACAAGTGATGAACTTTTAATTATGGATGGTGGAACTCCGACCGAACCTGGAGAAGCCGCTCCTATTTTAGAACATGGAGAAATGGATGAAGATCAACAGAGTGTGATAAAACGAGCCGATTTAGAAAAATTTCGCACACTCTTCACTAAATGGATAACTAAATTATCAATGAGGGATACTTCAAGAGACAGGGTTCTTGCTTGCATGAATATTATTTTGGATTCCCCAGCCATGAAGTCTTCTCAACTTATTACAGAACTGGCTACTAATTTGGATATCTCAGAATATGCCGCTCAAAGAATTTTCCACAAAGCATTTCCTGGATTTGTCCAGAAATTTCTTCAAACACCAGAAGGAAAAATGCTGAATACAACCGAAGAATCCGGTCTTTTAAAACAGTCTAACATGGAGGAACCTATGCGTTCAAGACGAGCCGATACTACCCCTTACACTCAAACTGGGCTTTCATCTCCCAAGCCTCCCGTTACTTCAACTGGAAGGCCAACCCCAAACACGCCCCCTGCCCCCGGTGCTAAGGCTCCCACCCCTGCCCCTCCTGGACAGTCTAACTGCCCTAATTGTGGAACAGCAACAGCCCCTGGACAGCCTTGCCCAACTTGTGTTGATAATAATAAGAAAGTATCGGCTATGAAGAGAAAGAAAGCTGATGAAATTACCGATATGCCTGAAAAATTAAGTGATAATCCTTCAAGTAAAGATCCTGTTTCCTCCATGCCAGAAAAAGTTAATCCTTCTTTTAAGAAGACTCCATCTGCTAAAGATGTTGAACACACTACTCTTACTGTTGATAATGAACGCAAGATGGTTTCTATGCCTGGAGAACCTGAAGGTTCTAAGATTAAAGTCACTGCTAATAAATATGCTACCCTCCAGCGTATTGCTAACGAAGAACCTCAGGAACTCGGCCATGCTCTTAATGAAATCACCGCTGCTTTTGCTTCATTGAAAGAAGCATCTGAAGCTCTCACTGAAAATCTGAATCTAACCGCTTCTTCAGATGATGCTTCTTTATCAGAAAAAGTCGCCTCTCGTAAGAAGTATGCTGCTGCCCTTCGCCGTATTGCTGGTGAAAATCCAGAAGCTGTTGAAGAAGCCGTGCAAGAGCTATACCACAGTCTTGATGAAATTGCAGAAGCTGTTGAGAACCTTGCCTCTAATCTTGATATTGATCTCGGAGTAGAGAGTGACGAAGGCGAAGATGATTTGGTTGATTTTGAAGGCGGCGATGTCACCGACACTGCCGAAACTATGTTTGATGCGGGAGCCGAAACCTCAGAAGGTGAAAGTAGCGAAGAGGGTCTTGATGAATTTGATGAAGAAATCGGTGCGAATGCTTCTGATATTCTAGATGAGTATGAAGAAGAAAAAACCTCTTCCCGTAAACGTAAGAGAGCTTCCGCTGTTGTTTGTTCCACTCAATCTGGTGGACAATGGACTAAATACGAGGCTGCTGATGCTGATGAACTTGCTAAGTTTTGCAGACAGCACAGAGATTGTGCTTGGGATTTGAAAGACCCTAAATATGGAAAGATGTATGCTCCTGTATTTGTTTTAACTGAGAGTGGAGAGCCTGTAGCCGCTTATAGCAAGGTAGCTGGTGAAGAAATCTATATGGATACAGATAATATGGATGCTTCACAATCTTTTGGTGAAGAACTTGAAGAGCTTAAGGGCTGTCTTGGTGAATAACCATTAAAAATGTAGTATTAAAGGTGAAAACTTTTAAAAGTTTTCACCTTTTTTATTTTCCTACAGTATTATATTAAAGAATAAGATAATATTTACTTTTAGGGGTATAAAATGAGTCCTGAAAACTCTGCATATTTTGATAGTATAATTGCCGATAGATCCATGCTTCTAGACCCAGACGATTATCAAGGGGATCATACAGTATCTCTTGAAACTCAATCTGATATAATCGCCCAGGATATATCATCTTATATTTTTGACAATTTTAGAGATTTTTTACGTATATTGAAATTTTTAGCTCCTGAAGATCAAGAACTTCTACTCGGCTATTACCTTTTGTCCAAAACTCAATGGTCATTAGCTAGAGTCCACAATTCTACTCAAACACTTTGCAGCTTTAAATTACGTCTAGCAATCAAAAAAGTTGGAACTTACATGTTGCTTGGGGTTCCTACGATTGAAAAAATAAATTCTATTTTAGATCGATTAGGGCACACAAATTATAATGAGAATGTGAAATTAGCTGATTTAATTGACATGTACTCAAAAACTCGTAGCTTTAAGTTGGTCGCTGCTCACTTTAAAATTAAACGCCCAGATGTCCGAAGAGCTTTATCCGGCCTAGCTAAAGAGTTACTTGAACAAAAAGATATACCTATGTTGGCTCTCGGCGCTTTTGTATTTGGACTTATAGATAAAGCGTCTGCTCAAGGAAAAGGGCTGTCTTCTAGGGAGAAAGCCAAAATTTGTACAATTTATCGCCGCGATCCGCCTATTTTGGGGTCTTTTAGAGTTGATGTGACCGATAAAAATTTCGAGCATTTGTTAGTTACCAAGGCAAATTATTAAAAAATACGTAAAAACCCTCTTTTGCAACTTTCGATTTCTATGTTGAAGGGAAGTCCTATCCATGCAGTCTTATAACTCCGGTCCATTCGCTTATTATGTAGGTAAAATTAGACAAGCCAGTGATGAACCAACCCCATCCCCCTATTTTATTAAAAAAGCGGCGTCTATGGGGTTTACTCATGTAGCTGGAAACCTTTTTGAATGTCAAAGTAGCAAAGACTTATGGAAAGTCAAGGGGGGGAAGATCCTGCGCCTGACTGGCAAAGAAGTAGATAATAAGGAAACAGTAAAACCCGCTGATTTTAAGAATCCCTCTAAATTTTTAAGGGACATCTTATCCGAATTAGAATTTTAAAGAGAGATAATCATGGCAGATCAACCTAAACCTCAGTACTCCTCCTTACTAGACCAATTTCTTGATGATGTTGAACCCGATTTTGGGGATATAGGATTAAAGGGGCCTATGGATAGCGGAGAAGCATTTAAATCTCTCTCTAGGGACGAGGCAGATATGTCCTTCCTGGATGGCATTGCGGGTCATTCAAAGCATCAGACAGCCCTTGGACAAGTAACAGCAGGTTACACACCTCGTCAGTTAAACAATAAGATCGAAGATACGAATGATAATGCTCTCGGTGAAGCTTTTCAAACTATCACTAAAGCTGAGAAGACTGATTATCAAAAAAAGAGTTTATCAGACAAAGAAATTGAAACTCGTCTTCGTTTATTACTAAATCTCGGCTATACTCCTGAAAAAATTGCTGGTTATATGAAAAAACTAGCTGATTTAAACATAATGGACAACTCCCATACCTCAATGGGTGCAGATTTTGCCAAAACTTATTCCTCTGGTCTTGGAATGGCTTATATGGAACCAAATTTCTATATGAAGTCCTGTGATCAATCCTTTGAAAAAGTGAAGAAAGAAGGAAACTTGAGGGCTTTATCGGTTAAAAAAGTTGCTGCATGTAATGGTTGCAAGTATAATAATTGCGGTAGTTGCTCTCTGTATAGTAGACCTATCGTAGCTTCCTCCAAAGAACTAGAGCAAGTTATAAAAGCCGAACTAACAAGAAAAAATATTAAATGCGCCTCCCTTAAAGAAGGGCTGACAAAACTAGCTAGTGGGGGAGAAAAAATACACACTCCATCTATCACAGCTTCCCCTAATACTGGTGAAATCCGAACTGCTGGAGATAAGAATAAAATTATTAAAAAAGAAGCCACAGCCGAAGAAATTGGAGTTTCTCTTCAAGCTGGTATCCCTCTTAGTAAAGTTTTTAAATCCGCCGCCGCTGTTTATGGAAAAGGCCAAGTGGTTAATGCCGTGAAACGCTATATTGCTTCTCTTAAACAAAGTAAGGCCAAGGTTATCATCTCTTCTTTAGATTGTTCTTATTTAAAAGGAAAATTAGCCGCCAGTAACCCTATTATTGGGGCCAGCAAATGTGGTTCCTGTACTTATCGTGATTGTATGCATTGTGGCTTAACCGGTGGAACTCTTATTTCTTTTCCAGGTATGAACCGTGTAGCAACTAAGAAAATAGGAAATGAAGGAGAAGCTGTTGATGGTCAGCAGATGTTAAAAGAGTGGGAATTGGATGTTAAAGATGACACTCCTTTAGATATTAGAGAGCCAGAACAAGCCCCTACAGATGTGGAACTTAGCTCTTCTTCAAGGATTGACGTAGAATGAAAGAAACTGTAATCACTTTTGTTGATAGTAGCGAGAAGCCTCTCCCTGAAGAAGCCTCAACTCTCGCTAGTCTATCTATAAAAAGAATGACAGATATTCTGGATTTCATTAATGATCCTCAGAAACCTGTTTCTGACATTAGCAGAATGATTGCCGGGGAACTTGCTTCGGTCACTACTCAAATGGCTGAATTGAACCAAACAGATGGATATAAAATTAAATTTTTGTCAGAGCGTATCAAAGCTTTAAGAGAATTGTCAAAAACTTTAGCCGATAGCGAAACTCTCTCCAAAAAAGACATCTTAAATTTTGATGGACCAAAATTCCAATACGTTTTTCAAGAAATTATTGCATGTTTTAAGAAAGCAATGAAGGAAACCGGACTTCCAGAGACATCTGCAAATGAAGTTCTCAGAAATTTCCGTGATGTAATGGCAATGAAAGAAATAGATCTACGAAGGCAAACTGACAAAGTTGAATCTACTTTTGTAAAGAAGTAAGGGGAGTAATATGGGTAACGTTCAGAAATCATTCACTACTAAGGGCTTGGGAGTAATCCTCTCTAATGTCACCGCTGCGGTTATTGAAGCGGAAAAATTAGCTAAAAGCTCTAAAGAAATTCAAACTCTAGATATTCTTCGTCCAGGTCTTCGTCAAGACATTTACATCGGTAAAGTCTTAGTCGTTCCTCCTGCTGTTATGGATAATCAAGAGAAAGTTCCCCTTCCTTTATTCAAGGGGGCCATTCTGAATTTATTTGACGCTGAAGCTGCTTCTGCTTATGACTCTCACCGTCTTGCTGAATCAGAATTTGATCAACTTACCAATAAAGATTTTGTTGAGTTCAAGGATAAAGTTTTCAAAGACGAAGATGGAAAATACACTTGTATTGTTATGTTCCTTCCAGCTTGGGCAAATCCCCGCGATTTTATTGGTTTTAAATTTGAAAAAGAAATCAGTAAATTAGAACAACTTATTCGACATCTTGTTTTTAGTGCTTATTTTAATCCTTCGCTATCCGCTTTGTTTGAAACTTTGGAAGAAAGTGATTCAAAATTAGATGTTAAAAATTTACAACACGATCATTTTGGTCCAGTCTTTGATTTAATGAGCGCCTCTAATACTTACCCCATTCTTGGCAGAGTGGAGAAGAAGGCTTCAACTAAGAAAGCCTACCTTCGTTTTACCGCCTCAGAACTTGACGCTATCAAAAATGAACTTCTTTCTCCAGAAGAGCAAGCAGTAATTGATGAACTTGAAGATGTGGTAGAGAAAAAAGTTCATGTTGCTAAGAAAGCAGGAATGGGAGTGTGCGAGTCCTGCGCTGCCCCTACTGTTGATGGAAATCTTCTTTGTGAAGATTGTCAATCTAAAGAGAAACTATCACTAGAAGATACCGAAGATACTTCGATTGAAGCCTTGGCTCAATCCGTAGCTGATGAAGCAAAAGAAAAAATTAATGATAATTACCTATCTTCCTCTGATGATACCATGAGTTTGATAGAAGATGTTGATGCTGATATTTATGGAGAGTCTACTGATGAGGCTATTTATGAAATTATGGCCCTTAAATCAGTTCCTTATGATATTGCAGAGGCTGTGGCTGAAAGAGTCAAAGAACTTATTCAAGGTGGGATAGGGACAGGATTACATGATGAAAGTGGAGAGGATATTGATATCGGAACTATGGCCGATGATTCTCTCCCCCCTGATCTTCAAGCTGAATTAGACGAGTTGGATAAACAGAGTGGTTGGGAAAAACCAGTAATCAGTAGTAAAAGTAAACATTCCTTTATTGATTTCTTTACAAAATGTAAAGGTTGTGGGGCTTTAACAAGTGTTCCTCCTGGCACCATTGATGAAGACTTAGTTTTTTGTCCCCAATGTGATGGAGTTAGCAAAGATTTAGACGAACATCCATTTGAAGAAGAGGCAGGAATATTAGAAACCTGCCCAGGCTGTGAAACGACAGAAGCTTTTGTCGATGGAAAACTTGGCGGAAAGACTGTGGATAAGGACGATAATCATCTTGCTAGAAAAATTTATGATAAGTGTTTCAAAGGTAAGAAATCTGCTACCAATGAGCAAATTCAAAAAATTATGGGAGAAGAACTAGGCTATTCAGAATTTAAAAAAGCCATGTTTCATCTTTGGAGATTTGGATTTATTTTACCAGATATGGATAAAGAAGGTAAATTAGGTAAAGTTAATACATGGCTGACCTTTGACGCAGAAAAAGGCACTCCTAAAAATACTTATAATGGTAATAACTGGCCTTGGCCCGATCATGAAAAAACAAGTAACCGTAAAACTGCTTTTCAGGAATATTACGTTCATCCCGAAAATGGAAAATTCTTTGTTGTACATATTCACAATGGAACTATTGCAGAATTTGACACTAAAGAAGCTGCTGAGGCAGAAGAGTATCGTTTAAATAAATTACCAAAGGCAACAAGAATGGGTGGGCTAAAACAAGCAGACGGGACTATCTCTCATATTGATAGGGATTATGTCGAGCCTAAGCGAAAAGTTGAACCTCAGTCTAAAAGAGAATCAGAAAAAATTAAAGAAACAAAATATAACGAACCTGACCGAAAGACGGAACTTCCATCTAAAAAATTAGATAGTTCTGAGCCTGACCATTCCACTAAGCTCCCTACTCAAAGGACTGGTGGTTTGAAAAATTTTCGGAGGTTACTTCGACCAGGGCAAGTAAAAAATTCAGGTCGTAGACTTAAAGTAATGGATCGTGATGGGGTCTTTATTGTAAAATCCTTTAGGAATGAGTATTTGGCACTCACGGATGAAGGAGGGGAATGGGCTTGGGATTTAGCAGATGCTACTCGCTTTAATAGCTCTTATGAAGCAGAAGATGCTGCGATGGAGTATGGCGGTGAGGCCATTCCAGACCCTTCTTTTGAACAAAATTCAGAGGAACAAGAAATGGATAAGGGTTTTCTTAGAGGAATTGGCATTCAAGGTAAGAAGACCGCCGCTGGTTTTTCCTATGTAGAACAAGCTTTTGGAGATGGAATGAATAAAATTGATCCCTCCAATGATTCAACTGATGATATGCTTCTTAATGAATCTTCTAAAATTAAAGCTCCAGATTTAAAAATTAATCCTAAAAAAAGTCATTATAGAAAATTAGCTTTTGATTGGATGGCTCCTGATCAGGTTTTAAGAGATTTCTATCCTGAAATGAGAAATCAACTTCAAACTAATATGCATGATAAAGATGACTATCACCCAGTAAAACCTGATGAACAAGAACGAGAAGGAAGTGCTAATGATGACATTACACTAAATGACCACGAATCAAAAGAAAAACACACCTTGACTTCTCCAGGTTTGATATCAACTGAAGAGGGTGGAGCATCAGGCGCACCACTTCGCTCTGGGGAAAGAAATATCCGTGGTCCCTTTTTTACCGATCAATTTTACAAAATCCATGCTGATATTCCTGCTTCTTCTTTAGTTATTAAGTCTTCTTTGAATAAATTAGCAGCAGAAACAGATAAAGTGGCACTTGTTGAAACTTATCTCTCAAGTTTGGCTGCTGAGATTGCTTCTTCTTTACTCGCAGCATTTGTGGTAGAGCCAAAACTCAATTTTATTGACATTCCCACAGAAGGAAAAATTGATTTAAAATCCTCTCCGTCTGTATTTTTAAATCCAATGTTATCCCGCGATGTTCAAGATCCTATTGTTTCTCAGTTAGAGATGTTCTTTAATGGACTAAACGATAATGAGCTTACTGATGCTATTAACGCTGCGTGGGCGCAAAGTGCGGTATGGAAAGAAGATAACGCTAACGGCTTTTTATACGAAGTTTTCGTGAGAATAGAATCAGTTGATATTGATAACATGACAATATCTTATAAATTTGTTGCGAAGAAAAAGGAGAAATAATGCCAAATTTTAAAACCCCTGTTGCAGAATTTCTTTATAAATTAGAACCGGACGAAGAATGTGGAACTATAGATGGAATAGGATGGCATGGCCTATACCTAGGTGATTTAGGAGTAGAAGATCCAGAATTTTCTAATTTATCTCCCATAGATCAAGAACAATTAACCTCTAATGAAGCAGTTATCCTTTATGAAGCTGATGGACAAGTTGAGGCTGCTCTTTTTGATTCAGTGGAAGAAGCAGAAGATTTATGGGAAGATATTCAAGATGACGCCTCTAATGAAGGAATGGAAAAAGAAGGGGAGTATGCCCCAGATGACTTCTACCAAGAAAACCCCTATGATGATATAGAAAATCCAGGTAAGTTTTCAGAGACTCCTGAAGGTGAAGAAGAGGAAAAAGTCTATTAATAAAAATTTTATACTATAATTTTTTAAAAAATACTGAGTATTAGTTATAAGCGGGTTCAGTTAAGGCTGACCCGCTTAAAATTTCTTGCCACATTTTCTCAATTTCCAGGTATAATCAGGTGAGGTCTTTTCTGAAAGGAAGCCATGCGAGAAGCGAAAGAGAAATTCTCAGTGAACGATAGCTACTACCCTAGTATGAAGTCCATGAATAGTTGGGATATACCTTCTTACGAAGGTGATGTGTTTACCAGCAACGGGGATCACTTTGTTGGGGGAGATTCGTTCATTGTTCCTAATCCTTTTGAAGAAATGGAGCAACGTTACCCTAATTATGTTCGTAATTGGGTATGTCGCCGCCTTCAGAAGATGCCCTTTGACCCCATGGTTGAAGATTGGACATCTGAACTCAGTCTTTTTCTCCGCACTCTTCCCCCAACTTCCAAGATGAAGGCCAGGGGGTTCAAGGATGTTGTTGATGTCTATAATCCTTGGAGTAGTTTTGGTGCTTCTGCAAGGCGTTTCTTCGGTTACATCAATCGTTGTCTTGCTAACAAACACTTCACTATTAGCGTGAAGCAGAAGAAGGATGCCCTAAATGGGTTTTCCGTCATTCCGTTTAATGCTACCACTCATTCTAACAATCGAAATGACGATTTTCAGGTAGAAGAGAATAAGGAAGGCTCAACTTATGAAGGTTTCATTGTTGATCAGTCTTCGGTTGTGCAGGAAATGATGAAAGAAGAGCAGTCCAGCATTTACAAAGTGCTTTTCGTGGAACGCTTCTTGGATATGGTGGAGCAGGAACGTCCCGACCTTCTCCCTACCATTAACGTTATCATGAACGAGGGTAAGGTGGAAGACCCCGCTCAGTTCCAAAGAGATCGCCGTGCGCTTATTTCTCTAGGCAAGAACTACCTCAAGGGTTCATATGCGAATACAGATTGACCCTAACAATCCCGTAGCCATATTTGAAATGACTCCATGGGATATGGGTGGAACTGCTGATGTTGTTGATTTCATTACTGTCATTCAGCATGGCCCAGCTAAAATCAGTCAAAGTCTACTCAGTTATTGCGGGATTGCGAGTATTAACATCCAAGGGGCTAATCCTTTTCAGCCTAATACCAAACTAATTATGCAGTTTCGGGATAGGGCAGTAATGATGAAGTATTTAAAAGGAGAGGAGACAGGGGATAAGAGTCTTTACCCCGACTTGGCCCTAAAAATAAAGGAATTTCTGGATGAGCGAGATAAAGCGAAAGCCGGGGACGGAGGATGACCTAGATTGGTCAGTCGAAGAGGCTGAACGCCTGAGACAATACGATAAATCAGATATCTCCACTGAACGCTGGGAACGTGTTCGGTGGAGTATCGATTTTTGGGATATGACTTTAGCCCTGTTAGAAGATCACAAACTTTTAAGAAACCATAAAGGTAATAAAATTTCATGCCCGATTCATGGAGGGGTGGATGGGGACTCAGGCCCTAGTTTTACTTTTTATCCAGCCTCCAACTCAGCTTACTGCTTCGGCTGTGAGGCTCCAACCTCCAATCAATGCTATGATAACGTGAAATTGGTGTCTTTGATTTTTAATATTTCTAAACGAGAGGCCCTTATTTGGTTGGAGAAAAAATATAAACTCCCTCCACTTGAAACCCCAAGAATTTTTAGTCAGATAGATGAAGAAGGGGAAGAGGAAGACGAAGAGCGTGTGTCTTTGGACTTCGATGATCTTAGGGAGCCATTTCTATCTCTATCCTCAGTATTAGATAGTAACACCGATAGAGTTAAAGAGCTTCTTCGGATTTATTTTAAGGCAGAACACGAAAAAGACCCCCTTCCTTTAGCAAAAGTGCTTGGTAAGAACAGAATTGTCAAAATTTTAAATAAAAAGGTGGAAAGTGTCAGAAGATGAAGAAGTAGTTTCAGAAAATTTGTCAATAGTAGTCAAAAAAGCCAAAAAGCCAAAAGTTACAAAGACTCCAAAGGTTAAAAAGGACCTGAGGACTATCTTTAATGAACATATTGCTGTGTTAGATTTGGAATCTATCAAGCAACCATGGATGGCTCAGAAGAGTTTTAGACTAATTACTACAGCATCTGAACTAGAAGCCTGGGCTATTGCGGTTCTTGAAGATACTTCTAGGCATCATTCTTTTGAAGACCATACTTGTCCTGTAATAGCTGTAGATACTGAGACTGATGGCCTAGATACTAGAGTTGTTAATAATGAAGCTAATATTAAATTGGCTGGTATTTGCCTATCGGCTGATGGTATTGAAGGATTATACATTTCGGTCAATCATGAGGATGGAAATAATATTCCGGCAGAAGATTTGAGGCGTATTCTTCAAAATCTGTTTGATCAAAGCCATTTAATCTTTTTTAACGCCAAATATGATAGAGAAGTTTTAAGAATTACTCTCGGCATTGTTTTCAGGGACTTTCCCTACTTTGAAGATGTTCAAATTTTGAACTATCTTGAAGACCCCAAGGCTTCGGTTGATACCAGTGGGTCTGGTGGCCTTCAAATTGGTGGTTTGAAGGCTTTAACTAAGGCTAGATTGGGTTTTGAACAGATTGAATTGAGTCAAATTGCTAAAGTGAAGGCTTCCGTTTGGAATGAGGAGCTTCAAAAAAACACACAAAAGACCGTTTTGGCCCCCTTTACTTGGGTTCCTACCTATATTGCTCTTTGGTATGCTGCTGGTGATGCTATTACCACTTGGCTCTTGTGGTATCTCATAAAGGACAAGGCCAGAGCTATGAAGGCTGTTCACAGGCTTGACCATTTGTTAGTGGATACCTTGACCTGGATTGAGCGTCAGCGTGTCACAGTGGATGTAGAGAGGCTTAACGATACCATCTCATTCCATAAGAGTAAACTGAATAAGTTGACTGAGGAATTAGCGGCTTTATCAGGAATTGAGAATTTTAATCCAGGGTCTACTCCCCAGCTTCGTGAAGTTCTTTTTAATAAGAGAGGAATGACCCCAGTAGAATTTTCAGAGAAAACTCAAGAGGCTTCTACGGCCATCGGGGTACTTACGGAGCTTAAAAAACAGTATCCAGAAGACGAATTCCTTGATAAGTTGCTTGCTTTCAGAGAATATGCAGCCCTTCATCCTGAAAATTTGAAATATGAACCAAGGGACCACACCGCTCGTATTTATTTTAAACAAAACGTAGTTGCTGGTGGTCGTTTAGCCGCTGCTGGTGGTGAATTTGAAAAAGACGGTGGCTGTGGTCTTAATCCTCAGGCTATTAAGAAGGTTGGTGGGAATTGGTGGGTTAAAGGGAAACTTTTGACTAGTCAAGAGGTAACCGGAGATGAACCTCAGTTTAATGAGATTGATTTAGACCCTTCTTGCTTTAAAGATGGTAATAAAGCTCCAAATATTGAAGGAAATCACTTTGGAACTTACTTTGGTAAGCGTTATTGCCTAGTTCCTTCCTGTAATGTTTGTCAGGGTAATAAGACAAAGGTGGATGTAAATGAAGTTATCAATCTTCGTGGTCTTTTTATTGCTGAACCAGGATGGACTTATTTTACAACGGATTATTGTTTAGCTCCCTCTACTCGTCTTTTAACTCCTGATTTACGATGGGTTACGATTAGAGACTTGCAAGAAGGTGATGAACTAGTTGGTTTTGATGAATATCTTCCTCCAAAAGAACTTAATAAAAAAGGGAGAAGAAGGCTTAGAACTACTGTTATTGAGAAAAAAAAGATTGTAGTAAAAGATTGTTTAGAGATAAAAACAGATAAAGGGACTGTGATATGCTCCATTGATCATAGTTGGTTAGCTAAAGTGAGAGGTGGTGGCCCCAGATCAAACAGACTTCGCGGACTTTATGATTGGAGACAAGCGGATCAATTGAAAAGTGGAATGAAGATAGCCTATTTTTGTGATGTCTGGGAAGAAGATAAGTCTTGGGAGGCAGGTTATCTTAGTGGTGTATTTGATGGTGAAGGCTGGGTTAGTGGTCAGACAGTGGGATTTGGTCAAAATCCAGGTTTGGTCTTAGATAAAGTAGAATCATTACTTCTATCTAAGGGGTATAATGTTGTAAGGGACAGACCAAAAAGTTGTAAAGTAGATACTTTAAGATTTAATGGTGGAAGGATTGAAACCTTTAAGTTTTTAGGGAAAATTCGTCCTGAAAGAATTATTAAAAATGCAAAAAAGATTTGGGAAGGACAAACATATCAAAGTAAAACCGGGGTAGCCGCTACTATTTTATCTATTACCCCAGTTGGAAAACAAGAAGTAATAGCACTTCAGACTTCAACTCATACTTTTATCGCTGAGGGAATGCTCAGTCACAACTGCAACGTTGAAATGCGCGTGGCAGCTAATGTTTCAGGAGAACCACTATTTTTGGATGAATTTTTAAACGGGGAAGGGGATTTCCACTCTCTTACTGCTAGAGCTTTGTTTCCTGAATTTTCTGATCCTAACACAAGCAAAGGTAGGAAAAAACAACTTAGATCGTTATCTAAAATTATTAACTTTGCCCTCCTTTATGGTGGAACCGCATACACTATCTTTGAAAATATGGTAAAAGATGGTCATGAAATCACTTTTGAAGAGGCACAAACTCTAGTCAACAAATATTGGGAGTCTGTTCCGGTCTTTGCCGCATGGTGCGAAGGTAAACGTAATACTGCTAGAACTAAATTGATGTGTAAGACTCCCACAGGCCGAATTATTGGTTTTCATTCGGCCATGAAGCACTATAAAATTTCCATACCTAAGCCGGAACACAAAGAGTACTATTATAAATATAGAGAATTGAAGCGTTCTGTGGAAGTTTACAAAAAACAAGATATGAAAGATGAGGCTTTGGCCGCTGAAAGAGCCGCTAATGCTTTATACAGTAATCCTGAATCCGGCGTTAAAAATTATGGAGAGTATACTCGTTTCTTGGGTAAGGCAGAGCGTGTCTCCATTAATATTCCACTTCAAGGAACCGCTGGTGATTTAATGCGCTCTGCTTTGAATAAAATTCGTATTTGGGCCACAAATACCCCAGGTGTAGAGGATGTTTTTAAACTTCATTGCACAGTGCATGACGAAATTGACTTCTCTGTCAAGAATGAGTTTGCTCCTTACATCGTTCCTCGTTTGAACCGTTTTATGAAATTACGTCAGTTACACACAGCTAAAGAATGGAAAGTTCCTCTTGAAACTGATTGCGAGTATGGTCAAACTTGGGATATTGACTACCATTTGACTGGTGATAAAGACCACGAAGCCTCTGGATGGTACGATGTACCAGGTATGCAAACTTATATTCCTCAAGATTTTGACGAGAATTTAGTTAATAAGCTAGTTTCTTCACTTTTGGCCGAAAAAATTGAGAAAGTTACGGGTTGGTTGAAGGTAAACACTCACTCTAGGACACATAGTATCCTCTCATCTATTGAGAAAGCTAAAACCGAAGAGCTTATGAGGCGACATATTGTTACGATGTTCCAGCTTGATGAATTCTGGAGGATCGATGAGGATGAAGCAGGAGCATTAGAAGAGTCTGTTAAGGAATATGCTGACAGGAACAGATTTGAACTTCCTGAACATAAGGAAATCGCTATTAAACCCAAGCCTACAATGGAAAATCCTGACCATGTAGAAGTGGAACCTCCTTCATCTAATCCTGAGTGGTCAATCGTGGCTACCTATGATCAAATTGATAATAAAATTGAAGAGAAATTTAGAGAAAAAGAGGTAAAAATTGAAGTTGAGGTAAAAAAAGCTGAAGAAGAGTCTTTAGGGGAGGACGATTTATTTTATGAATCCCCCAAGAAAGCTATTTTAGCTCCGATTCCAGCCATAATTCCAAAAATTAAATCACTTACTGAAAGAGAACTTTCTGTTTTTATTGAGAAGCTAGGGATTGGCTCCGCTACAGTGGTTTTTGACTATCAAGGAACTATCATGAAGCTTGCTAATGTGAGTAAAATTCCCCCGGAGTATATTCAATGACAGTTATTATTTCTAGGGATAAGAACCATGTTCATTTAGGCAGAATATTAGCTGCCACTACTAAAAAAATTCAATTATTAGGGGAGTCTCAAAGAATTCTTACCGCATTTCTTCATAAACTTTCTCTTCTTGATGCTCACTATACAGATTGTCTCGAAATGGATTTCTCTAATGAAATTTTAGAAAAGATAGCAAAAGATAAACTCACCCTTCAGAAATTATCTATGGCCTCGGCTATGGTTCAACAAGTAACTTCTTCCCAATTACGTGAATCTATTTCGGATCTCAATGAACAGGATAAAGAACTTATAAAAGCTGAGAAGAATTATCAAAAACTTATAAAGAAAATGGAAAATGAAAAAAGGAATAACGTTCTCTCTCAAGCTGAAAAAGAAAAATTGACTTCCTAGTTCTTTTGTGAAGATGGATACCCATGGCTAATAGACGTAATAAACCTGCTCAATCACCCCCAACTCCCCCCTTTGCCGCTTTTTCTGCGGGGAGATACACCTCTTCCTCTAATGAAGATAGTGAATCGCCAGAAGTTAAAGAAAAAATAAGATTAGCGAGAATGGCTGGAAAAATGCAGAAAACTGCTGACTATTTTGCTGGCCCCACTAACGCTGGTGCTAATATCTCTGATAGTAATAATATTGGATATTACAGCTTTGAGTTCCCAGTGGACTCCTTGGAACTCCCCCAATCCAGGGCGCAGGAGCTTCGTTATTATCGTTTAGCTTATGATCGTGATCCCATTGTAGGTCGAGGTATTGATCTACATACTGAAATCCCCATGTCTAAAATTACTTTGGAACGCCCTAAATGCTCCTCCGAAGCTTTTGCTGATTATATTTTTGATTTTTACCAATCTCTTGTTACAAATTCTCGTTTATTTGAAACCCTTCTTCATGCTTCTAGAGAATATTGGACAATTGGAGAGGCTTTTCTTTACGTAGAGGATGATCCAGATATTGACCCTTCTCCTATGGCTGCTAAATTTGTTAATGGTAATAACAAGGACGATGAACGTAATGCTGGAGGGAGTACAGCCCTTCAAGAGTCCAATAATCCTTCATGGGGAACCAGTGATTTGGGAATTATGAAAATGCTGGATCCCAAACGTTCCTCTCTTATAGAAATTACCAAATTATCTTCTCTCATAGCTGGATTTTCAAAGAATAAATTTGAAGATCTGCCTTCTTTAAATCATGAAATTGCTAAAATTGCAAAGGTTGTAACCAGAAAATTAGCAGATGAGGGGGATCCTGCTGATGCAGGAGACAACCCTGGTGGTGGCGCAGATCCTGCTATTGCAGATGAAGGTGGTCCAGACGCCGAAGGCACAGATACATCTGATATGTCTTCTGGTGGTGATTTCAGTGGAGGTACTGGCGGCGGCGGCATCCTTCCACCTCCTCTCCCCATGGATGAATCTTCAGGTATGGGGGTTGACCAAGCTCCAGAAGATAAAGAAACTAGAGATTTAAAGCATTATTTAGAACTTCTGAAGAAAAAAAAGGATCTTCTAGAGGAATTAAAAGCAGTTCGTGAAGCTAGAGCTAACGATATTGAACTTTTTAAGCATCTTGTCAATAAGGAATACACTGGATTTGATAGAGTGCAACTTCTCCCACCAGAAAATGTAGAAATAAAGAAGTCTCAAGTATTCGGAGAGGACTCCACAGTCTTCTATCGTCCTCCTGAGGATCAAAAAGCAGCATATATTCAAGATCCCGATACTCCCGAAGAAGTTAGAGAGGCCCTACAATCAGAAGGTCTAATTCCATTAAATAATGATCCATTTAAGGGGTCATATTGCATTCATTTTGCTCGTAAAAAGGCTCCGTTTGAAGATCACGGTCGCTCCATTCTCCAACGTTGCATGAGAACCATTATTTATCGTGAAAAGCTTCGTCAGGTCCAGACCACTTTGGCTAGCCGTAATATGACTCCTAAAACTTTTATTGTAGCCCCAGGAATTAGTTCTAATGAGGTTATGGTTCTTCGTTCTCATGCTGATGAAGCTAAGTCGGATCCTGATTATACTATTGTTGTCAACTATGAAGCTCGTTGGGACGAAATTGGGTCAGAGGGTAGACTACTAGCTCTTGATACCGAATGGGTACACACAGCTAATGATCTTGCTATTGGACTTGGATTTTCTCCTGACATTTTAAATGGAGAGGGATTATACTCTGGCACTAAAATTCAACTGGAAATTTTAAGCACTACTTACGTTCAATACCGAGATCTTGTTTCTTATATTGTACAGGAACTAATTTTTAAGCCTATCGCAATGAAAAAAGGGTTTTATGAATTAGATAAATATGGTCGCCCTCGTTGGATTTACCCATCTGTGACTTTCGGACGTATGGCCCTTCGTAATTCGGGAGATACTTACCAGATGTTATTTGATATGTATTCTAAAGGCTCAATTCCTGTCTCTGTTATTCTGGAGCTTCTTGATGTTGATCCTGAATCTTGTAAAAAGCTTTTGGAGAATGATCTGTTCTCAGTTAATGACTCAAAATTCAATACTTTCCTTGAATCTCTTTACTCTTCCCTTGGAGCAGACGAGAAATTGAAGACCGAAACTAATCTTTTGGATAGAATTCGTAAAACTCTTGGCCTGAAGGAAAAAGAGGTAGAGGATAGCGAGATTGAAGGTTCTGGGGAAGGGATGTAATGCCAAAAAAGAAGTTTAGTAAAGACGCTAGGGAGTCTTTATTTAGTGGTTTAATTCAGGACCACATTACAGACTCTACTAATATAATGGACGCCTTGGAGTTTATTGAATCTCCACAGGGGCTTGGTATTCAATTATATCCAGTACAAAGAGTGCTTATAAAACTGATATTTGGCATTCCTATGGATAAAGACGAGAAGCTTGTTCCAGTATATGACATTTTTTGTGATGAACTACTATATAATTTGAAAGAAACAGAATATATTAAATATGTCCATGATCAAGGACGTATAAATTTAACCTCTTGGCAAGATGCCTCCCCTGACGGTTATAATGAAACTGTTGCTATTGTTGGGAGAAGAGGGGGAAAAGCTCTCGCCTTCAGGACACCTATTCCTACGCCTCATGGATTTAAAAATATTGAAGATTTGAAAGAAGGAGATTCTGTTTTCAGTCCAAGTGGTAAAGCTATAAAGGTGATACAAGCACATCAACCTTTTGTGGATAAAACTTACCGAGTAACTTTTGATGATAAAACTTCCGTAGTATGCCATGGGGGCCACTTATGGCATACTATGACTCGTACTGAAAGAAAGAATAACGCTAGAAGATGGCCCAAAAATGGTCCAAGGCCCTCTATGTGCAAAGAGGACTCTATAGGATCCGTTAAAACTACTTTAGAGATAAAAGACTCTTTATTTTATTCAAGGTCTGATGGAAAACAAGAAACAAATCACTCTATAGCACTTTCTAACCCAGTTGAGTTCAACTCCCAGCTACTCCCATTAGATCCTTATTTTTTGGGACTTTGGCTTGGGGATGGACATAGTGCCAATGTATCCATAACTACTATGGATGAAGAGATTAAGAACTACATTTATAAAATAGCTGAATCATATGGATTAGAGGTTACAATTAACTCTAATGGTTCTAAAGCCTCTGAATACTCTTTAACTTCTAAACAGCACGGCTCTAAAAAAGGAGAATGGGGAAACAGCCCTGATAGAAATATCCTTCTGTCTAAATTCAGAGAAATGGGAATCTTAAAGAATAAACACATTCCAGAAATTTACTTGATATCCTCCATTGATCAGCGATTAGCCTTACTCCAAGGATTGATGGACACAGATGGGGGGTGCCATAGAAGTCGATGTGAGTTTAATAATACTAATGAAAATATAGCAAGGGGCGTTTTCTATTTAGCCGCCTCTCTTGGTCTTAAGCCTTATTGGAATGAAAAAAGAGCAACTTATTACGGAAAAGATTGTGGAACATGTTACAGAGTTACCTGGACTTCTACTAAGCCGGTATTTAGATTAACAAGAAAATTGGCTGAACTTCAGACTACTTCAAAACCTTGTCAAAACAGAAGGTTCATCGTATCTGTAGAGCCAGAAAAAGAGCAAGAAGTTCGATGTATAACCGTTGATAGCCCAGATGGCTTGTTTCTATTCGGAGATAATTTCAATGTAACACATAATAGCGCCCTAGTTTCGGCAATTGCATCCTATAAGCTTTATCGTCTTTTGAATATTCGTTCCCCTCAGGACCATTATGGTTTGATTCCTGGATCTCCCATAGATTTTACTTTTATGGCCCAGGACACAGAAGGCTCCTCTCGTTTATTTGATAAAATGAAGGAAGACGTTAACCGTGCCCCTTTCTTTGCTCCCTATTTAAAAAATATGACCACAGAGGAAATGACTTTCGTTTCTGATGCTGACCGATATAAAAGAGATATCACTCCTTCAATTACCGTTGCCAGCTTGCCTTGTTTAGAAGAGAATGAATTAATATGGACTTCTAAAGGACTAACCCCAATTAAGGACACACAAATAGGGGATTTAGTGTGGGACATGAATGGAAATTTGAAAAAAGTTTTGAACAAAACTTACAATGAAGAAAGCCTATTGGCAGTTTCTACTCGTAATTTTAAGGGTGACCCCCTTCTTTTAACCCCTCAACACACTTGTATTTCAGTATCTAACAAAGAGGCTTTTGAAAAACTTCCATATTTATACAAATGGAATCTCGCTGGAAAAGGGCTTAAAGATTGCTTGAATAATAGCAAACGAGATGATACTAAGGGTATAGATATCACACTAACAGAGGATTATGCCAGCAAATTAGCTGAGGGGGACTATTTTCTATATCCCCAAATTTCTTTGAATCAAAGAGTGGCCTCTTCACTTGACAATACTCAAGCAAAGTCACCAGCCTATTTTCAAAAACATTTAGGAGGGAAGCTTTGTGAACATACTTCAGTTAGATGTAGCTCTGTTGAACTACCTGTGACAGTTGATTCATGCCGATTATATGGGTTATACATAGCTGAAGGCTCAACTATGGGGAAAGTAGGAAAATTTAAAAATTCAGTTAAGTGGACCTTCCATATAAATGAGCAAACCACTTATGCTGCGTTTATTCAACAAACTCTTCAAACGGAATTTGGACTGAACAGCACGTTAATCTTAACTCCTGAGTGTAATAGATGTGATGTATTCTGCTCCTCATCAGAATTAGCAAGAGGGCTGGCCTTCTGGTTTGGAGAAGGATGCGAAAATAAAGTTGTTCCCAATGAAGCTCTCTATTGGCCCATCGAATTACAAAAAGCGTTGATCCAAGGGTATTATGAAGGAGATGGGTGTGATAATAGGAGAATTGCTCCAACAGTATCAAAAAAACTAGCTTATTCTCTCTTCAATTTATTAATTCAGACTGGACAACGACCGTCAATTCTGTTTCGCCCAGGCTATATAACTAAATATAAACAAAAAGAAGTAATTCATAAGGATTCCTGGTATGTAGAAATTTGTAAACAAGATAACCATTGTAGATTTTTTCAAAAAGTTAAGGGAGTAAACTACTATTGGTCAAAGATAACGGCTATCACTCCTATTGAAAATAAACATCCTGTTGTTGATATTGAAGTAGAGGATACCCATTCTTTCTTAACTAAATTTGCAGTGGTTCACAATTGCACCACTAACAAAGTTCGTGGCCCTAGTTCATTCTTATTGGCATTAGACGAGTTCGCTTTCTATAGAAATCAAATTGGAGTTAACTCTGAAGCCATTTATAAAGCCGCTGCCCCCGCCACCATGCAGTTTAAGGCTGGAGGGACTAGAGGGGGGAAACGAGAATCCATGATTCTCATTATTACTTCTCCTAACGGTAAGATAGGTAAGTACTATGAACTTTACAGTTCCGCTATGAAAATGGGGAATGATTCTGACATTCTAGCTTTTCGATGCTCTACGGCAGAGATGAATCCTCGTTCTGATGTAGATTTCTTAAAAAAAGAACATAGAGAGAATCCCGATGTGTTCAAGGCTGAATATGGTGGAGAATTCCTAGAAGCGGCGGAATCTTATGTCAAACTATCTGTGTTTGAATCCTGTATTGATCAAGAAAGAAAAAATTTCTGTCAGTTTACTCCGGAAACTATAGGAGTAAAATATTTTTGGGGGTTGGATTTAGGTATGCAATATGACGGAACTGCTTTAGCTGTTTGTCATTGGCAACCTACTTTCGATTTGATTCCTGGAGCTACTTTAGTATATGATTTTATAGATAGAAAAATAGTAGGAGAAGAAGAGTATTCAAATGTTAAACAATTACCATTGGACGATATCTTACTATGGTTAAAACGCATGAACGGACTCCTACCTTGTTTTAAAGGGGCAACTGATCAACATGGTGGTTCTATGCTCGTTCAATTATTGGAGAAATATGGAATCAATGGGTTAGAATTAGTTCATTTAACTTCCGGTATAAATTCTCAGATGTATTTAACCCTTAAAGGATTGATGGAACAGAAAAAAGCATCATTTCCAGCAGAGAAGAAGTTTATTGATGAAATGAAATTGGTAGAAGCTCATTATGTTGGAAAATATCAAATAAAAGTTCAGGCCCCAGCAGAAAAAGATGCTCATGATGATCAGGCCGATGCTGTGGCTCTTGCTTCCTGGGTTGCTCAACAATGGGCTATGAACGAAGGGGCTAGAGAATTTGCAGATATCTTAAGTGGCATAGACCCTGCTAGACTGGCCCGAAATCATGGTCTTATGTCTTTGGGGTTTGATCCTAATATTAGTTCTATGGCGGAACTAAAATCACATGAAAGACAGCTTGGTATATTACAGAGATCAAATCTCAATTCCGTTGTTAATCCTTTTAGAAGAAGATGATAAGTGTATAAAAATCATTTTTTGATTCCTCTTTAGAGGAACATCTGATGAGTGAAGATCTAAGCAGACTAAACGATTTAAGGAGGGAGATCGCGGAAAAATTTGATAGTATTGAAAAACTTATCAGAAAAGGGGATGATGATAGCCTCAATGTCCTAACAGATATTAGTTACGCTTTAGCTAGTTTGGACGAAGCTGTCTCAAAATTAAGAGATAGAATAGGGTAAGGGGCGTAGCTATGTCAGGAGATTACAATAGAAGAACAATGGATTCTGGATTTTTACCTAGTCAATCTCCCATAAAAGATGATTTACAACAACTTTATGCCCGAAATGCTAGTCAGACAGAGGAAATTATTGAAACTCTCAGAGGTGTTAACGACACTCAGCTTATGATTTTGAGCGAGCTTCAAACACTAGAGCATTTAAGTACACGATCTGACGCCGCCACCGAAGTCTTAGATCTAGCTAGATTACATTTGGAAAAAATGGCTAAAATCATTTATTTATCAAACGGTTACAATGAGAAAGGGGACAAAGTTCCCGAAGGAGTTTTACGCTTTGAACGTTGGACTAATTTTTTTCTCCGCGCTTTTTGGAATTTTATCATTATAGGAGCTATTTCTTCTTTTTTCTATTTTTATACAGAAGGTCAAAAAGCAACTAGACTGGAACAATCCAAGGCCGAGATAGAGATACTTCAACAAATGGAAGAAAGATTAGCTAAAAGAGAACAAAAAATTACTGATCTTCTGGACCATAAACTTCAAAAAAATGAAACTCGTAAATAATAACTTTCCAACTCCTTTGTGAATGAGGTATTAAACTATGCCATTTAACCCAACTAAACTTGCCGAATCTGTTTGTGACATTGCTGGAATTTGCTCCACTGGTCCTCGCGCAGAAGCCACTCAATCTTTTGCTCAAAAAGCTCCCGCTGTAGACAATACTATGCCTAATCCCCTCAGCCCCATTATGGGTGATGAGGCGTTCTTCACCTATTTGATGCCTGGAGCCGTGTTTGAGGCCCACGATGGCTCTCAATGGCTTATTACAGCTTATGATTGGGATAGTAGAGTGGAGATTGAAAATCGCTGGTATCCTCGTCAGATTGCTAATGTAGGCCAAGCTGATATTCGCCGCTCTATCGCTATGTGGATAGAACCAGTTAATGTCCGTGTTCCTCCCCCAGTTTCTGCTGTGGAATACCAATAAAGAGGTATTCATGATAGAGCTTACAGGTGAGAACCTCTCGACATATCTTTTACGAGAAATAAAAGATATCGTCAATAGAAATCCACGCTTTAGAAGATTAGGTGGAGATGTTACGGTGTCCACTAATAATATGGTGGCCTGGGGTGATCTGCGTATTACTATTAGCCGAATCAATTCTTCAGGTAATAGATTAAGTCCTGACTATTTCATTTGTAATCAATATGGTCGAGCTTTATTAGCTAAGTTAGAAAATTATGACGGATTATTTATCGAATGGGTGCAAGAAATCCGAGATAATGGCTCCACCCTCCCTGCGTCCGGTGTTTATTACTTTAATATAGATGCAGTTAACGAAGGCACCAGAGACATTTTGTTAACTATTCAAAATTATCAATGGATAAGACAAACTCCCGAACTGGCTTCAGGTTCACTCGTATACTTTAATTCTAATATTGATGTTTCAACTGTAACACCGATAGATTCCACAGTTCAATATGTATACCAAGGTAATAATCTCGTTCTAACCAATTTCTATCCTAATTTTTTAGAACTTCAGGCCACCAATTCTAGTGGAATTTCAACCCCTTTAATCCCAATGACAGATTTCTGGTATCTAAGACAAAATTCAGATATAATCTGTCAATCAACTTTAGGAGGAGAGCAGATTATTGCCCTTCCAATATCAAATTGGGTTTCTATGTCTATTTCAGACCAAGATGGTTATGTTTTGAGAGAGAATATAGACTATATTATTTTCGGAAGTAGTATTCAAACTAGCCAATGGACTCCATCCGGTACAACTCTAACTTGTTCTTTTGTTGCCCCAGTTAGTCCAACTACTAATTTAGCGGTTAACCCAGAAAATTTAATTGCACCAAATCTACCTCCAGATGAGACTCCAACTCAAACCATTGTTTACTCCTCCCTTCTTAATAGATCTGCTGCTTCTGATTTCATTGTTTTACCAAATGGGGAAACATGGTTATCAACATTATTAGTCACTGGAGAGCGTTTCTATTGGGAATCCCGTGTAGATCTTGGTCAAACGCAACATAGAGCAAGAAAAATGGAGTCTAATCTAAATTTAATTCCAGGATTATCCATCGCTATTGGGGATCAAGTTTTTGTAGGAGATCAATGTGCTATTCTCGTTTCTCCTTACCAATCAGAAGTTTATGAGGTTTACGGCTCTAAAGATAATTTGACTTTTACTATAGAGGTCAAAGCTAATGATAGAATGACTGCTTCCGAAGTGTCAGAAATGATAAAAGGAGCATTTTTAATTCGTGATAGAGCTATTATGGAAGCAAATGGCCTGACTGTTTTTGAAATTTCTAGAGAAGCTAATTATGATTCGAGAGATGACTCAGGTACTGCCCCGTCAACTACTTACACTATGTCTGTCTCCGCTGCCGCTGATTGGGAACTTTACATCCCACTTGTGACTCGTATTTCTCAATTTGAAGTGGATGTAACCGAAACTACTCAGAGTGACTTTTTAGGAAAAATCACAACCACCCCCAGATTCAAAACTTTAGGGGCTACTCAATTTCTACCCAACTATTCTTAAAGGAGATTTTATGGCTATTAGAGAGTATAAGTGCCAAGATTGTAACTTGATCACTGAAAAAATTATTAACGCCTCTCAAGAAATAAAAGAGAGTATTTCTTGTCCTAAATGTAAAGGAAACGCCTCTTACCTTGAAATTCCAACTAGTATTTCCTTAGGAGTTTCTTCATTTTCCCAGGCTCCTCTTGATAATATCATTGGAAAAGATTCAGAAAGACGATGGGAAAATATTCATCGAAGACAAGAAATCCGAGATAAGGTAAGAAAAGAAAGCGGATCAGTAGGAATTTCTATGGTTGGTAGGGATCAGTTTGCTCCTCTAACTATCGAAGACAAAGAACGAAGATCAGAGTTGAATGAAATTTTACCCATTTCAGGGCATAAACAAACTTTTGATTCCTCTGATGATGCAAAGCTTATCAATCATAAGTGAAATAAAAACCGGATTTTCAATCCTACTTTTGAGAGAATTTTATTATCAGGGCTATTGAAACACTTTTAACCGACATCCAAGGGGAGATCTAACATGGCACTTTTTGACCAGTACACCGCACCAGGAGTTTACACCACAGAGATAGTTGCTAATCCTGGCACCACACTCCAAAGTGGTCTTAATATTCCAATCTTCATTGGAGAAGGTTCTGAGACATTCCTTATTCAAAACTCAGAACTCCATAGAGGGTCTAGTGCTTCCTCAGATGATGCGGTAGTTAGCGAAGACCTCTCAGCCCAGGTTACCGGTTCCACCGCTGTCTTCCAACTGGGTTACTGGCCCGTTGTCACTGGCAATAACACTGGAACCATCACTAATAATGTTCAGTATGTTACCGTTACTGATAATGGAGTTCCTGTTGTAGTGTCCTCTCTTAATGGTGCCACTGGTGTTGTGACCCTTCTAATTGCCCCTGCTGCTGGAGATCAACTTTCAGCTACTTACTATTTTAAGAGATCTGACACTCTATTTACTGACGTTCTTTCAGATCAAGTTCCTTCCTATGCTTCTCTCGCCATTCCTGCCAATAGCTTAACTACTGGAACAGCTTCTCCCTTGACATTAACTCTTGATCAACCTGGATATTTAGGAAATCAGGTGTCTATCGCTGTTACTGTTGCTACAAGTGGCTCTGGAGTTACTGATTATGCTGCCATCACTGGAAGTGGAACAGACGCGATTTCCATTGAGGCTAGAAATTCTGCTGATAACTCCATTCGTTCTTGGGCAGCAATCGCAGCCTTAATTTCCAACTTGGGGAATATCCCCACTTTGAATGCTGGGAATGTAACTGTTAAATCTCTAACCGCTGCCTATTCAAATACCCCTGCCTATTTCGTTACAGCCACCCTTATGACTGGTGGTGCCGGTCCTGCCTCAAATACCGTTTTTAAGGTTAATCATATTCCTATTGTTGATGGGACTAACGGTGGCGTAGTAACAAATAGCCCTACTCATGTTACTGCTTACGTAAACAATGTGAAAGTGTCTATTTCGGCTGTAAATGGTTTACAGGGATTGGTTACTTTGACTAATCCAGTGCCATCCGGAAATACTTTGTCTATTTCTTATTTCACTAATACCTACCAAGATACATATGACCTTCTCCCATCTACAAATGTTGTTGCAATAAACCAAGTTGGATTGGGACCAAACCGCGCTGATTTCATCAATGGTGTGGACTATGTTCTTGAAAATGTTTTGGATGGGAACGGCAATATTGTCCAACAGCAAATCCAGTGGGGAAATTCAGCCTCTACTACAGTCGCTACCTCTACTCCTGGTTATGTCCCATTTAACGCAACTGTTATCGCTACTACCTTAGTTGACGAACAGATGTTCCTTCAGGTGTGCAGCGCACCTACTCCTGCTCCTTTACCTCCTGGGCTAAACACCACTTTCGTTCTTCCTGATATGCCTACTGATGGATCCGGCCAAAA